CAGACGAAAATCCAAAAGATACAGTCAGTATAAAATTTGCTACACCTGCAGATGCAAGAAAAACTGTTGCAAAAGTAAAAAGAATCAGTAAACCGTTTGCAAGAAAAATACAAATTTTAACTGTAGGAGAACAACGTGCTAAAGTCATGGGTAAATCAAAAGTTGCTTCCATATTTAAAAAAGGTAAGCAGGCCATCCGAAATGCTAGATAAGTTGGTCTATAAGTTCTTTGAAGGTATTGACAATTTTTGCATAAAGATAGATAGTATATATCATGAGGGACACAAAAAAATTAGAAGCTTTTTCAAAAGCAAAAGAAAAAGAAAATAAACAAAAAATTCTTTTTAAAAATCTTAGAAAGGAAGTAGAGGTAGGTGCGAATGGCACTCAAGACTACATAATTAAAGAAGGAATAAACAAAGGAAAAAAACCAAATGTTACCTGAAGAAACAATCATAGTACATAAATTACAAAAACATTTAAAAGAGTCTTATCAAAATATTGGAGATACCATGATCGCTGGCGGTGTTGACAATATGGAAAAATACAAGTATATGATGGGACAGGCACATGCCTATTTAAGAATATCACAGGAAATCTCTAACCTGCTAAAACCAAAGGAGCAAAAAAATGATAATAGGGAAAGACCAGAAAACGTCGTCCAGTTCGGACCAAAAGACTAAACCAGCACTTTTAGATAAGTATGAAAAAGACCATCAAAAAGAAGTAGACGGTTATGAACGTCTAAAGAAAAAAGAATCAAACAAATTACCTAAACCAACTGGATGGAGAATGGTTGTACTACCATTTAAAATGCCAGAGAAAACAAAAGGTGGATTATATCTTGGACAAGATACACTTGAGAGACAACAAGTAGGTTCTACTTGCGGTCTTGTTCTTGCTATGGGTCCACATTGTTATGACAAAGAAAAATTTCCAGAAGGGCCTTGGTGTAAAAAAGGTGACTGGATAATTTTTGCAAGATACGCTGGATCAAGAATCCAGATCGATGGAGGGGAAGTAAGATTGCTAAATGACGATGAAGTTTTAGCAACCATCGATAACCCTGAAGATATACTTCATCAATATTAAACATAGAAGGAGAAAACTATGCAAGAAGAAAAAACAGTTGACATTGATACATCCGGACCTGATACTGAAGTTGAATTAAATCAGGAGGAACAATCTACTGACACAGGAACAGTTGAATCGACTGAGACGAGCAGTGCTGAACCAGTGGAGCCCGTTGCGGAAGAGAAGGCTGTCGAAACTAAAAGCGAAAAGAAAGAAGAGCAAAAAGAAGAGAAAGATCAAGAATTAGAACAGTACAGTAAAGATGTACAAAGAAGAATAGCTAAACTAACCCACAAGTGGAGAGAAGCTGAGAGACAAAAAGATGAAGCAGCTGCATTTGCAAAAGCGCAAATTAAATTAAAAGAAGCAGCAGAAGCTAAAATCTCAAAACTTGAACCCGGATACCTGCAGTCTACAGAAGACAGCATTGTATCAGGAATGCAGGCAGCACAAGCTAAACTTGCTGCAGCTAGAGAAGCACAAGACTTAAAAGCTGAAGCAGAAGCTTTAACTGCAATCTCTGAGTTAGGTTATAAAAAAGCTAAACTTGAAGAAACAAAAGTGGCTCAGGAAGAGTTTAAGAAAACTAAAAAACCTGAACCAGAACCTAAATTAGATCAAACAGCTAGACCACAACAAGCTCCAGACCCAAAAGCAGAGGCCTGGGCAGCTAAAAATACGTGGTTTGGTCAAGATAATGCTATGACTTATACAGCATTTGATCTACATAAAACGCTAACTGAGCAAGAAGGTTTTGATCCACAGTCTGACGAATATTATCAAGAAATTGATAAAAGAATAAGACTTGAATTCCCTCACAAATTTGATACAACTAAATCAGAAACTGGGGAAACAACGACCAAACCCGTACAAACAGTAGCTAGTGCGAAGCGAAGTACAAATAGTGGTCGCAAAACCGTGAGACTCACACCGTCTCAAGTCGCAATTGCTAAAAAATTAGGTGTGCCACTTGAAGAATATGCGAAACAATTAAAAATCACGAAGGAGGTATAAGCATATGAGTAATGAAAATGAAAAGAGGACTTCTCGTGCGAGTCAGACTAGAGAAAAAGAATCTCGAAAAAAAGTTTGGACTCCACCATCATCTTTAGATGCACCCCCTGCGCCGACAGGATTTCAGCACAGATGGATAAGAGCTGAAAGTTTAGGCTTTCAAGATACGAAAAATATCGCTGGAAGAATAAGATCAGGATACGAATTAGTTAGATCTGATGAATATCCAGATTCAGATTATCCACAAGTTGAAGACGGCAAATACAAGGGAGTGATCGGAGTTGGTGGCCTTTTGCTTGCAAGGGTACCAGAAGAGATCGCCCAACAACGTTCTGAATACTATGTTAAACAAGGTCAGGATAATGTTGAAGCAGTCGATAACGATCTTATGAAGGAGCAGCACCCAAGTATGCCTATCAATATTGATAGACAAACTCGTGTAACTTTTGGTGGTACTAAGAAATCCTAATTACAGAATTTCTAAAACCAACAGAGTACACTTAAACTTAACAATGTCTAAGGAGGACAACTACTATGGCTAATAAAGATAGCGCTTTCGGTTTAAAACCGATAGGAAAAGTAGGTCAGAACAGAGACAACCAAGGTTTAAGTGAATATAGTATTGCAGCTTCTGCAACAGCTATCTACTTTCAAGATCCAGTCAAAGCTTTAAACACTGGAACAATTGGAGTAGCGGCAGCAGGTGATGTTTTACTTGGTTCATTAAACGGAGTGTTTTTTACTGACGCTACATCAAGTAAGCCTACGTTCGCTAACCATTTAGATGGCTCAAATGCAGCCACTGATATCGTTGGTTTCGTAAGCGATGACCCTTATGAAAGATTCGAAGTTCAATCGGACAACTCACTTGCTTCACAGCAGACTGATGTGTTCATGAATTACGACATCTTGTACGCTGCAGGTGATTCAGCTAACTACGTTTCAAAAGTAGAGCTAGATGATTCAACTACAAGTGCAAATAGTGGTCAATTAAAAGTAATAGGAGTTTCAAAAGATCCTGACAATAATGAAATAGGTGCTTCGCACGTAAACTTTGTTGTTAATATCAATGAACACTTCTTGAAACAAACAGCTGGAGTATAAGGAGAATAAACTATGGCAATATCTAGAGGACAACTAGTCAAAGAACTAGAACCAGGTTTGAATGCTCTATTCGGCTTGGAATATAAACGTTATGAGAATCAGCATGCTGAAATCTACACAACTGAATCTTCAGACAGAGCGTTTGAAGAAGAAGTTATGTTATCAGGTTTTGCTCAAGCTCAAGTTAAACCAGAAGGAAGTGGAGTAACTTTTGACAATGCTCAAGAGACTTTCACTGCAAGATATACACACGAAACTGTGGCTCTTGCCTTCTCTATAACTGAAGAAGCAATTGAGGATAACTTGTATGACAGACTTGCTAGTAGATATACAAAAGCATTAGCTAGATCTATGGCGAACACTAAACAAGTTAAAGCTGTTAATCCATTAATCAATGGATTCGGTTCTTTCACTTCAGGTGATGGTTCGGCGTTGTTTGCAACAAACCACCCAACTATCTCTGGTACTGTATCTAATACATTAGCTACAGCCGCTGACTTGAACGAAACTTCATTAGAACAGTCATTAATTGACATCAATGCATTTACTGATGAGAGAGGTCTTAAAGTAGCTGCAAGAGGTGTTAAAATGATTATTCCTTCTGAGTTACAGTTCACAGCTGAGAGATTAATGAAATCTCAAGGAAGAACAGCAACAGCAGATAACGATGTTAACGCAATCGTATCTATGGGTATGATTCCACAAGGTTACAGAGTTAATAACTTCTTAACTGACCCGGATGCGTTCTACATCATTACTGACGTGCCTAACGGTATGAAGATGTTTGACAGAGCCCCAATTAAAACGGCTATGGAAGGCGACTTCGATACTGGTAACGTGAGATACAAAGCTAGAGAAAGATACTCATTTGGTGTATCTGACTTTAGAGGTATTTTCGCATCACCAGGTGCATAATAATTAATTAGAATGAGGCGAGACACAATCTCGCCTCATTTGCAAAATAGAAAGGATTAATCATGAAAAAATTTACAGTAAATATTTGGGCTTACGACCATCACGCAAAATTTCAAGTTCAATCTAAAGATGACCCTATTTCCCTCGAGCAAGCGATAGTTGACAAACTAGGAGAAAATGCTATAAAATGGGAACATCTTGGAGCTACATATAGTTCTGAGATGAACAGAATAACCTATGAGGAGGTTATAAATGACGATGCAACCGCACATCCAGGAACTCTACAACAAGAAGGAGAGTCTGGACCTACAATGGAAGCAAGAGCATCTTAACGAGGGTAGATATACTCTCAATATGGTAAGGATCGATGACGAAGTCAAAAAGATCGTACAACATATTAAAAAGGCTGAGGCCAAAGAAGCCCACCTTAAAAATAGAGTTGATGCCATTGCTCCACAAGTTTCTGTAGCTACTTAATAAAAAAGCTACATCGTTGGAAAAAATCCACTCCACATCACAGGCTCTCTTGCACTCTACTCAAAACTAGTATATAAAAAATTTACTATACAATTAATTAGAATACTGACGAGTATAGTCGACGGCCTAGAGACAGTATTCATAAACTAGGAGGATAATAATATGGCAAACACTACATTTACAGGACCAGTAAGATCGGAAAACGGTTTTCAGTCTATAGTAAAAAACGCAACAACTGGTGTAATTACACCTAACTACCTAAACGTTAAATTTGATTTCGTTGGTATGACTCACGCAGTAGTTGCTGCGGGCGCAGGAGTTTCTTTACCAGCAGACCAAGTTAGCACGGTAAACTTTACAGGTGCAGCAGCTTGTTCAATGGTTTTACCTGCAGCTACACCAGGAACAAGAGTAGCTTACGTTCAAAGTGTAGATACTACTGGTGGAACAAACACTTTAACTTTCGATGCACTAGGAACTGATGCATGGGTTACAGGAAGCTTAATTGAAACTAGATCAGCTGATGCAGTAACTTATGATACATCAACAGCAGGTGAAGGTTCGTTAGTTTTCACTGCAGCGAATGCAACTACAAACTTTTTTACAATCGGAAGTATTGTATACTTTTCTTGTACAGAAGCTGGCTTATGGCATGTAGGTCTAGACTCAGCTAAAGATCCTTTAGCAGTCAAAGGCGCATTTGCTTGGGCAGCGTAATAATAATTAATGTGGGCCTTAGGGCCCACACAATTTTAATAGGAGAAAACTATGGCAACACAAGGTGATGTTAAAGCAGTACAAGTTACAGCAACAGGATCTATTTTTGCTGGTAGAACAAGATTAAGAGGACTAGTTCTTTCTAATACAACTACTACAACGGTAACAGGTTCTATATCTTTAAATGATGTATCTGGAGTTCAGTTTACAGCTGAAGTTCCTCCAGGAGATGTATTCTCTTTTAATTTTCCATCAGATGGAATTTTATTTGAAGCAGGTATAAGCTGTAGCGCAATTACTAGTTCTAAGTGCACTGTATTGATA